CCTTTTTAGGCTGCTTGACGAACTGCTTACCAGCTTTAGTTCCTTTTCTTTTAGCACGGGTTGTAGCCGCGTATTCCTTGTCCGATAACGCCTTGATTGCCTTCTCTGGAAGGTAGCGTTCTCCCGTTGCTTTCGGTCCTTGAGTAGAGGGCTTACCACTTTTGGTTCTCCACTTTTGCTTAGTCCAAGCCTTCAAGCTACGTTGCGACTTTTTCAAAGCCATTACTTATTCCAATCTAAGACTTTGCGGTGCAGCTTCCAGAATCCGTTCCCAATGCAAGTAAAGGGCTTGCCAGCATATAGCAAACCCCACGCAAGGTATTTACATAAACTCGATATCATCTTCGATTTCATGGATTGCATCAAGCTTTTGCTTTGCGTCAATCCAGCTTGCAAGTGCGGTGTTAAGTTGCTGCAAGTCGTTTTTAGAATTGTAGTAAGTGTATTCAGCATTCTTTTTCTGTGCCTCGTAGGTGTGACGCAAGGCGTCTATTGCAAGCTTTCGCATCGGATTCTCCTCTGCGTTTATTATAGAGAAAAACCAACGAATTGTCAATTAGAATTTACGGCTGCGTAAACAAAGATAAAAAATATGGTTATTACTACGATTATCGCCAAACCAATAACAACGTATTCCATTATTTCTTCGGATCGTTTTTCTGCTAGACGTTTGGCTTCTTGCCGTGCAACCCGTGCTTCTGCTTGGAACTTTACCCAGTCATTCCACAAACCGGGACGACCACAGTAAATCATAAACTGCTTGAGTTCTTCTTCTTTTTCTTTGATGGCTTCTAACGCCATGAACTCTTCAAAATCGTTCCCCTGATGGAACGCACTAGCTTTTTTCTTCTGTACCTTTTTTTGAAGGTCTTCTTTAGAACTGACGAATGCAGCAATCTGCTGACCCATAGAGGAGATTTCCTTGCCGTTTTGAATCGCAGTTTTGATAACCTGAAAAGCTGCATTAGCAGCCGCGAGTTCTGCAAGCATGGTTGTTTCCTCATTTCGGTACGGGTTTGCACATTGCTACCATTCGTATCCGTCGTTCGTCGGTTGTTGGTACAGACGGTTGGTTAGACAGTCTGTTTGCAAAGTATAAGCAGCGGTCTATGTCTGCAAATCTTTGTGTTTGGTCAACTACCGTTCCACCCAAGTAGACGACCAGAAGAAACTCAATCACGATACCCGCCGCCAGCTTTCTTGTAAGCAGCGGCTAACATCTGGGCTTTACGTGCTGACCACTGACCGGGTTTTCCGCCCTTGCCGCCAGCTTTAATTTGGTTAAATAGTCGTTTTCTTAATGTGGGCTTAGTATAGTTGCCAGCTTCATTAACTCTACTTTTGCTCTGCGTTTTAGGCTTCGACGGTTTGCTAGTTTTTCCAACTGACCCGCCTTTCGCTTTCTTTTCAACGCCGCTGATCTTGCCAGCATTCGCTGATGCGTAGAAGACTTGTTCTCCACGTTTGCCCCCGTAGGTTTTGGTCATTGCTGCCTTAATTTTTTTACCTTTAGATGTTAGGGGCATTACTTAGTTTCCGCGCTACGATATGCGCCACGTGGTTGTTGGGTACGTCCGCCGTATGCTTTTTGGGACAGACGATATTCAACGTAATCTTCTTTGCTTTCAAAATGCTCTGGTAATTCCATACCATTACTCTTGTACCAACTTTTTATGGCATCAATGTTATTAGAGTAGTATGAACCGTGCATACGAGCAGGGGCATCAGACGGATATGGCTTGGGAAGATCAGAAGCTTTTTGCGTTTCTTTTTTCTTCTGCCCAAAAACAAACCCTTGTTTTTTAAGGTCACCTGTTCCGATCATCAAAACTCTCCATTCTTCATTGCATCAGATAAGATAGTAGCCCGTCGGCCTACCTGTCGTGCCCACTTGGAATCTAGCATCTCCCAAGATGCGGCCTCAAAATTCTGTTCGTGAATTGCATTCCACATGTTCTTAAACTTGCACAGGCGGGGCACACCCATGTTAAACGCCATGTCCATCAAAACCAACTGGCGAACTGAATCCAACTCCTCCACGCACGGATGTACCGCAACCAACTCATTCTCTACAATCTTGATATCATTCATTGCAAGATAACGGGCATCGGCTTCTGTGATACCGTGATCATAGATGATACCCATGTTCGGGATATCCATGTATTCTAGTTCTTCCTTGCTGATGCCACGATCTTTTAGGTTACGTCCGATACCAATAGTTTCGATACCCAAGCTGTCTTCGTAGACAGTTAGGACCATACCCTCGTGCTCAATTAGCTTGGTAAGAAAGTGTGATACGTTGTATTTCATTAGTATCCAGCTTTTCTGCCTCGTGGACGAATCATACCGCCGCTGGCAAAAGGAATACGAAGTTGAAACTGACCAACCTTCTCTCCTTCACTGCCAGAAATAGAACCTACAAAATTGCCGCCTAGCATTTTTCCAGATAGCTGAACTGTGTAGCGGTTGTTTGCTTTTGGGCCACCTTTGAATTTAGACCTGTCAATAAAACCACTAATTTTTAAGTCGGAAGATACCTGATATCCCAAGCCACCAGATACAGTCTTTTGGATCATTTTGTACAAGTTGTTTGGAATACCGAATTTGTTATCGGGATAAGATTCACGTACATTTCTTTCGTTGTAGTCGCCACCTAATGTTACGGTAGCTTTTCCAATGGGAAAAGAGCCTTCTACTGTTCCAAACTTTGACTTTGTTTCCCTCTGGTACTTAGGTACATCCTTATACGGCAAATCACGGGATGTTTTGCTACGAGGATCGTCAGCATAGAATCTTTCTAAACCCGGTCTGCCACGTTCTACAGCAACCGGCGCAACTCCTCTTCTTGCGTCTATTTCATCTAGATGTTCTTGTTTTTTTCTATTGCTCATTTCCGTGTCTCCGTAATTCTATGATTAGACTGACCCGGATGCTTGCCCTCATGATTCATCCACACGGCAAAGGCACCTGTCATAGCACCAGTTACAACAGAAACCAGCCCTGCTTGTGCGGGGCTTGGTTCTGGCAAGGTCATAAACCATTCTACAACTCGCCACGACATCAACGTCATAACAAGCATCATAAAACGGGGAAGTAACTTCCACTCTAGAACTTTTTCTGCACTCATCCGAAATGTGTCTTCACTTTATTACGTTTGTTTACATTCTTTTTGTGAACACCCGGTCTACGCTTTGGTCTGCGCTTTTCGAGTTTTGCTGTTGCAAACATCTTTGCCATTATTTTTTACCAAAGAATTTTGTAGCTGAACGTACGCCAAAAGAAGCGGCAACGATAACGCCAAGTGAATATTGATACCATTCAGGCATTTCATTGAGTCGTGCAAAGCCATTTGCTACCACCTCTTCCATACCGGGAACGAAGGCTAAAATTAGCGGGATCGAAAACAAAATTGTCAGCCACTCGTCTTTCCACGAACTTGCTGACCCCTTCGCCATTTCCAAGTCCCAATCAATTTCGCCAGTAGCTTTCTTTTGCATGACAATAGCTTCAGCTTGTGCTTTAGCTACTTTAGTCTGGGCTTGTGCTTTCTTTTCTTCGACCTTGCCGTTTAACCAAGTTCCGGCTAAGTCTGCAATTGGTCCTACCAGTAAGTTTAGCATTTCCACCTCTTCCGTGCTTGACGTAGACGGCTGTTCGGGTCTTTTGCAGCTTTGGGAAACTTCTTCATTTGACCAGCAGAACGAGCACAATATGATTTGCGTCTAGCTGCACGTTTTCCTGTAGGCTTATCTTCTGTCACGGCAGTCTGTAATTTACTGCCGGGATTTTTTCGACGGTAGGCTGCTACGCCTTTTGCAGTCATTCCTGCACCAGACTTGGTAGGGCGATAGTTTGCACCTTTACCTGTCGTTGTCTTACGTATAGGATTTTCTTTTTTACGTGGCATGGGTATATTTCCCCGCAGGACGTTCCTGCTTATAGCATAAAAAACTTAGGTTGTCAAGGGGGCAAGTTGCCCTGCCCCCCGACATTTTAGTTACGAGAAGGTAACAGTCTGTGCAGTTTCTACACCACCTGTTACGTCGGCAACAATCGCCCAGACACGTACAACGGCGTTAATTGCGCCAGTTGCAACAGTCAAGTCAATCGTGTCAGCCGAAGCGTTCAGGTAAGGTAC